AGTTAAATCAATAGGTCCGTGTGTCTTGATTCTAAAATGGACGATTGCTTGACAATCTTCTACAGGTTTGTAAGCCTCATAGAAAGCATCGAAGGTAAAGAACCCCTTCTCTACTAATAGATTGCCATCTTTAACATACATAAAACCTGCCCCATCAGGATTACGAGAGAAGCATTGCTTCAGCGTATCCTCAGAGATTAATTTATTTGCTTCTTTATAAATAGCTATACACATTATGAATTTCCTTTAAGTAATGATGAAAGATCTGGATATTGTCGAGCTTTACTTAACACCCAGGAGATAAAACTAGAATGCTTAGAAGACTCTTTCAAACTAAGCGGGGTACTACATGGTTTACAATAATCAACAAGAGCAGAGACAAACTGTAGTTTCTGAGAGAACTCTTTAAATGTTAAGGGGGTACTAAAGATACGGAATTCAATAGTATCTGAATTATTTGTGTTAAGGGCAGTAGATCTACTTGCTCCTCTAGACTTTCTTGACCTAAGGAATGTAATAGTACGTCCAAGGTCCTGTCTACAGTAACTATTAAGAGATCTGCCAGCCATTTTTGCAATAAATGTTAGGTTATCTTGGTGGTTCATGAAAGCTATTAGCTTACCCTGGGTTAGTGCAGATAGAGGTTTCCTAGATACATGGACATGCATACCAACAGAATCACTAATTCCTAACTCTTCTGGAATAGATTCATAGAATGGTTTAAATACATCTAAATGTATATCTATAGTAGCAGGACAAGTCACAACCTCAAAGCCATGACTGATAGATCCATCTGATTTCATAATAGCATGCCCTTTAAGAGCTTTACCAACCTTACGCCTAGCTTGCTCTCTATTTGAGGTTTCAAACTCGAGCTCAACACCTAAGTATAAAGTATTAGGGGTAACATTCTTAGCTTTAAAAGAAAGAAGAGCAGGAACCCTAGTAGTATAGTTATGAATTTTATAAAGATTATTAGAGCACCTATCGCAAATACCATCTCCATCTTCCATCTCTTCAGTAAGACACCAGACTTCACAAGAGCTACAGGTAGTAAACCTAGTATCACCATCAGTAATTGTGTATAATCGGTTGTTGTGAATTATTTGATTTTCTAGTAAGTAAGTTTCAATAGCTGAGTTATAAAAGTACCCATAATCTCTAGGATCTAAGCCTTCAGAGAGTCTTCGGTAGGTTGTACCAATTTTCAGAATCTGTAAAGGCGATATGGAAGGCTCAGTAGTAAAGTAACTTACAGAGAGTCTTGGTGATATTTCATTTACAGCCTCTACAGCAGCTTCATAAGCTTGATCATAAGTAAGAGGAACATCATCTCGACTAAACATATACAAATCTTTATACTCTTGTATTCGTCTAAGTATATAAGGTTCCATCTCTTGGTACAGTTTTATTGTTTGGGGCTTTTCATAACCTACGTAGGCTTTTAGACGACGATGTAATTCTTTTAGAGCCCATTTATAAGGGGTTCCATCCCTACGTAAGGCCTTTCTAGGGTTTGCTTTATTATACAGATAGTCTACTAGTATGTTTAAATCCGTATTTCCAGAAGGATTACCTGCACTCAAGTTAAAAATATCACCTAAATTAGGGTGTTCTCTATTATACTCTATGTGTATAAGCTCTGATTCAGTATAAGCATCATTTATCATGCCCTTTACTATAAAACTTCCATTATAGATTATCTCTATTGGTACATATGTTTGGGCGTACCTATATCCTTCCTGAGGTGGACCAGTCACAACTTGTAGGTCTATGTCGGTTGATGTAGGTATACTTCTACTACTTATAAATTTTCTTACTGTATATATCATTTTTGATTCTCCTCTTTTTTAATAACACGTTTTAACATCCAAATTAATTTAATTATAGCTACTCTAGAGCGATGTGGAGAGGCTTCTGGAGCTCTTCCATTAGCTTTGTAGAACCAATATACATATAGCTCTTCTAGAGCACTTCTATTGAGCTTACTCATACTCATTTTAACTCTCCTTTACTAAGTCTTCAATTATAGTAAGTTGGTTTTGAATATGCCTTAGATCGCTATTCGATACCCAAACAGGAACATCTATTAAAGAAGCTACTAATATACTAGCTTCCTTAACTGCCTCACGTACCTTGGAGTCTGCAGAGGCAGTCTTATGCCCATCTGAGAAACCCTTAACATACTCTACTGCTAGTCCCATTTCTTTATTAGTTAACTCATTATATTGTTTCATTTTCTAATCTCCACTCCAGTTATAGTAACAGTACATTTCTCTTTCCATACATGAGTATACTCATCTGTGATAAAAGTACAATCTTTTTTACCAAGTATTTTTTGTAGCTCATTGTGATGTTCTACAGCTAGGCTATGTAAAATACTTACCATAATAAGAATGAATCCTTGGGTAATAATCATTAATTTAATCATTCTAAATCCTTTAAGTTTTGCCCTATTAATAACTTCTTACAACTCGGGGTCGGCAATTTTCCCAAAGTTAGTAGCAATCTTGAGTATCTCTAATCAATCGCTTCGTTTCATCAAAATCAGCAACTTGTTCTGCTGTTTTTAACTCTACAGGAGAACCCATTCTCCATCCTTCTTGAAATAGGAAGTCAGTTAGTTCATCTACAACAAGTGTTTGACCTTCTTTATTATGAATGTTAAAATATTTCATATCCATCTCCTTGTTAAAAATATTAATAAGAGGCTATCCGAAGATAACCTCTGATAATACATCTAAGCTGCAGGAGTATCACCTGAATTAGATGGTTGTGGTTGAGGATCATCAATTGCTGCGGTATCACCTGCATTCTTACTCTTTGCGATGACTGCTTTGTTATCTGCTCGAAGCTGGGTGACCTCATCAACTAGGTCTGTAATGTCTTTAATCAGTGGAGAGCGAAAGCGAACCATAACTTGCTGTACATCTTGAAGCATACGTTCTGCTAGGTACAAGCGGAGACCGCTGTTAGCATTCTCCATTACGTTATTATATGCATCGAAGTCAAAGTTACTTGTTGCTCTTGGGGTTGAATCAGCCATGTTTACTACTCCTTATTTTGTGAGGAAGGAACGAAGTTGTTCCCCTCGCTATGGTGAGCGTAGCTCGACGTTTTGTAGCGGCAGGGGCGACATGACTGAGGGTAGTCCGAAGGACCAAGCGGGAGGGATAACGGAGCGAGCGACAGCGAGTGAGTATATGCTCACGGGAAGCCGATGGCATTAGAACGTGCAAGCGGAAGTCGGGCGGTAGCGAAAGAGGGGACAATCTTCGAGCCCCTCTACAGAATTGTTAAGGAGTAACTAGGACTGGTTCAGGCTTAAGAGGATAAGATGTGAGTCGAGTGGTGTATAGTAGTGTGATGGATAGTGCGGATTGTGGTGGGTTGTACCACTTATTCTAATATGCTTTAAGGTGTATAGTATGGTAGTTGATAAGTAAAGATGGTACAGAACTTGTTGATGTCACATGAGGATTCTTAGCATAAAAAAAGACAGCCGAAGCTGTCTGATGTAGCTGATACTATTGCTTATCCTGAAGTAGATAAACGATAGCTCCTGCTACAAGGAGTATTATTAGGATTGTCAAGGATAAATCTAATATCCAAGATATAAGTATCTGTTGATCAGTCATTATAGTTCTCCCTTAAGCATTTGTATATATTCAAGTGCCTCCAAAGGCATGTGCCTCAGGTACTCAGACTGGTCATACTCCCTCTTCTCTATCTGTTCTTCTAACCAGCCTGCTTGTCCAACTAGCTTGATGTATTCAGCTATGCTCATAGTCCAATCAGCTTGTGTTGGATCTAGCTGGTTATTAATGTGTTGAAGCTCATGCTGTAATTCTTCTATAGTGTATTCCATTATAATTCTCCTAAGATGTTCAAGATTCCAAAGATGTCTGCTACATATATAAAGTTTAGTATAAAGAATAAAGCTACTGCTATTTTAAACTGTACCATTTTAAATCTCCTTTGTTTTGAAGCCCTGACTAAGAGTTAGTCAACACTACAATATTCGTTCGTTCATGCCTGTCAAGGTGGAGATTTGTGATGGGTTATCAACAAATACTACCTTTACTGGTATGATAAGATAAGGATTTGTGTGTGAAGCCATAGCGGCTTTGGAGCGCTCGTGATGGACGGAGTGGATTGGGAGTACCGAAGAGATGTTTGGGTAGGTGCTCATGTGGTTTGCTTTTTTGTGGATGGGTTACCCGCAAAAAGAACTTGTTCGTAGACCTTAGCGGTAGCGACAGGTCGCTCTAACTGTTGATTTTAGCTGTTGTTTTAATGTATTTAAATGTATTGTGGGGTGCGATTTTATATTTCATGGATCCTCCAGACTATTACGATTAAGATCAAGGACTTGGCTGTTGTATCAGTGTCATCTAAGGGGAGTAATCAATCAGTAAGAGAGAGAGAATGATAAGGATAAGTGTATCACAACACAATCATTCACTTCCTCACCACCATTGATTAATATAATAATCAATAGGGGGGGTACCTTCATTATAATTACACCTATATATATGATACCCAACTCATACAATAAAAAGGATTATGGGGAATAGATAAAGAACATCACTTGTGACCAATTAAGAAATGATTGACTATGTCGCTCCAGGTGGTGTAAAGCATACCACCCTTCGCTTAGGCTCCAGTATAGTGGTGTACTGATAAACTTATTACATGCTACCTATTGACAAATGACTTATAATATGATATAATATTTGTATAGTAAAGCAATTGATAATTACCATACTAAACTACTAAAGAAAAACAAATATAATATCTAGATACAAACGAGTGATAGTCTATTAAGACTTGGCAGTCTTCACTTCTTCTAAAGAAAGACTAAACTCTTCTTGACAATTAAATACTTCTGTGGTATACTTATATTATACTCTTCAAAAAAGAAATAAACTATGGGTCGTAGAAGCATAGATGAAACTAATAAGATCCGAGCTTCTCTCGGTCTTGCTGTAGTACCAAAAGCAAAGCGAGCTAACACTTCTATTCTAACGAACGAGAAGAAAGCAAGATCTCAAGAGATCCTTGCGACTATGCTTACTAAGAAAGGTAAGACAGTTGTCCAACGAATAATGGAGAAGGCTCTGAATGATGATGATCCTGATCAAATGGCATGTCTTAAGATATGTGCTGATAGAATGATTCCTACTTCCTATTTTGAAAAGGATAGGTCAGGTAACAAATCGGTTACCATACAGATTACAGGTATTGGTCAGGCAGTCGTTACAGAAGATGAAGTAGTAGAAGGTGAAACAGTAGATGGCTAATCTAGAGGTAAAGCTTCATGATAACCAGCTAACAATCTTTAATGACGTTCACAGATTTAAAGTAGTTGCCGCAGGGCGACGCTTCGGTAAGTCTAGGTTAGCAGCTTGGACTCTCATCATTGAGGGTCTTAAGAGTACAGAGAAGGATGTATTCTATGTAGCGCCTACTTATCAGCAGGCTAGAGATATTCTCTGGGAATTACTAAAGGATCTAGGTAAGGATGTTATTGTAAGTGCTCACGAGAACACTTCAGTAATTACTCTTATGAATGGCAGGAAGATATTTTTGAAGGGCTCGGATAGACCTGACACACTTCGTGGTGTCGGGTTAGCTTACGTAGTCATAGATGAATATGCGGATATGAAGCCTCAAGTATTTGAGCAGATCCTCCGTCCTGCCTTAGCAGATGTAGAAGGTGGTGCACTATTTATTGGTACTCCTAAAGGGCGTAACCATTTCTACGATATGTTTAAAATGAGTGAGCTAGGGATAGATGAGGAGTGGAATCAGTTTCACTATACCTCTTACGATAACCCTCTCTTATCAAGGAGTGAGATTGAAAAAGCAAAAACAACTATGTCTAGCTTCGCGTTTAGACAAGAGTTTCTGGCTTCCTTTGAGGCAGCTAGTAGAGACCTGTTTAAAGAAGATTGGATACACATGGAAGCCGATGAGCCCGACGATGGCAGATATTTTATCGCTATCGATCTTGCTGGCTTTATCAATGTAGACAGAGAGTCTGGAAATAAGAATAAGAAATTAGATGAGACATCCATTGCGGTTGTCAAAGTACATGAAGGTGGATGGTGGGTAGCTGACATCCTCCATGGGCGCTGGGACATCAAGAAGACCTGTGCTCAGATTATGAATGCTGTTATTAAGTATGAACCTGTTGCTGTTGGAATTGAGAAAGGAAGTTTAAAGAATGCTGCACTCCCTTACCTTACAGATCTTATGCGTCATCACAACCACTTCTATCGGATTGATGATGTCACACATGGTAACCAAAAGAAAACAGACCGTATTGTCTGGGCACTACAAGGAAGATTCGAGCATGGTAAGGTAGCTCTTGCTCCTGG